TATTCGCAGCTGACCGACAACGGCGCCATGGGCGACGGCGTGGCCCTGTTCCATGCCGATCACGGCAACCTGACCTCCGGCGCCGGCTCCGCACTGCAGCTGTCGGCCCTGAGTGCCGGCCGTACCGCGATGCGCCTGCAGAAGGGCCTCGGCGGGGAAGAACTCAACCTGGCGCCGTCCTACCTGATCGTGCCCGCCACGCTCGAAGGCACGGCCTATCAGCTGACCAGCGCCAACTACGTGCCGGCCAAGGCGACCGACATCAACGAGTTCCGCGCCGGCGGCCGCACCAGCCTCGAGCCGATCGTCGAGCCCATCCTAGACGGCATCAGCACCACCGCCTGGTATCTGGCGGCCAGCAGCGCCCAGGTCGACACGGTCGAGTACTGCTACCTGGATGGCGCCGAGGGCCCGGTCATCGAATCCGAAGTCGGCTTCGAAGTGGACGGAGTGTCGTACAAGTGTCGCGAGGATTTCGCGGCCAAGGCGATCGACCACCGCGGTCTCTACAAGGCCGTCGGCGCCTGATGAGCATGCCCGCCGACCGGCGGGCTGATCTTCCAATTCCAGGAGAATGTGCATGAAAAATCAGGTTCAAGACGGCGACGTCATCACCGTGACCGCGCCCTATGCCGTCACCCCGGGGCAGGGCGTGCAGGTCGGCGCAGCGCTGTTCGGCATCGCTTCGGCCACCGCCGCAAGCGGCGCCCCCCTCGAACTGCAGCTGGAAGGCGTGTATGACGTCACCGCGCTGTCGACCGACACTGCCGCGGTCGGCGATCTGCTGTACTGGGACAACACCAACCGGCGCCTGACCACGACGTCCACCAGCAACCTGAAAGTTGGCGTGGCCGTGGCGGCGAAGGCGGCCGGCGCCACGACCGCCCGCATCCTGCTGAACGAAGCGCGCTGAGCGTTTTCGCCATGACCCCGCGCTTTGCCGACCTGGAGTCTCGCGTCAGCGGCGCGGTGTTTTCGCATCTGTCCAACGCGCGGGTTACGTTCGAAGACGGCCGCGTCGTCTTCGGGATTTTCGATCAGCCGTTTGCGCAAAGCGATCTGGGCTCGGCCGGGTTTGCTGCCGAGCGCCCGACCCTCAGGCTGCCGTCCTCCGACGTGCCCCCCTCCTGGTGGTCGACCTACGCCGGCGCACCGTTCGATGTGGTCGATGCGCAGCTCACGGTGCGCGACACCTTGTACCAGGTCGTGCGCCACGAGCCGGACGGCAGCGGCATGAGCACCCTGGTGCTGGAGCGGGTGGAGCCATGAGCACCCCGTTCAGCGCCGTCGTGGCTGCCGTGATCAATGCCCTGCATGTCGCGCCGGCTCTGGCCGACGGCCGCATCCACGCCAATCGCCTGCAGCCCCTGCCGGCGGGCCGGGCTACCGCCGTGGTGGTGCGCCTCGAGCAGTCCGAGCCGCGCGAAGTGGTGCTGGGCGCACTCGACTGGACCACCCGTCTGGCCGTCGAGTGCTACGCGCGCGGTCAGACCGGCACCGATCCAGCCGCTGCCGTCGATGGGCTGCTGCAGGCGGCCTGGCAGCGCTTGCGCACGCTGGATGGTGCGCAGCTGGGCGTCATGGCGATCGAGCCCGAGTCGCCGATCGAATGGCAATTCGACGATGCCGATACCCCGCTGGCCTGTGCGGTGATCCGTGTCTTGGTGCTGCACCGCACCCCGGCCAGCACCCTGCAGCCCTGGAGCTGACATGAAATTCGATTCCCAGGACACGCTGCCGCAAGCCGGCGGCACCTATGTGCGACAGCCTGACGGCAGCCTGCTGCCCGCCGATCAGACCGTCGATCAACCCGATTCCCCGTCGCCGGCCGAGCAGCCGGCCACGCCTCAGGAGCAAGTATGACCCGCACCCTTCGCAACTCGGCCATCCTGGCCAAGGTCGAAACCAGCTATGGCGTCGATGCCGTGCCCACCGGCGCGGCCAATGCCATGCTGATCTCCGAGGTGTCGATCGACTACGTCTACAACAACGTCGATCGCAACCTGATCAAGGGCTACATGGGCGGCGACACCCAGTTGATCGGCACGCGCTACGTGCAGATCAGCTTTACGGTCGAGCTTGCCGGATCCGGCGCGGCCGGCACGGCGCCCGCCTGGGGCGCGCTGCTGCAGGCCTGCGCCATGGCCGAGACCATCACCGCCGGCAGTCGGGTGGAGTACAACCCGGTGTCCTCTGCGCTGAAGTCGGCCACGATCTACTACCACCTCGACGGCACGCTGCACAAGGCGCTGGGCTGCATGGGCAACGTGCAGCTCGGCCTGAACATCGGCGAGCGCCCGACGCTGCAGTTTGCATTTACCGGGCTCGATGGCGGCGTGACCGAGTCCAGCAACCCCGCGCTGACGACCACGGCCTGGAAGTCCCCGCTGGTCATTACCGACATCAACTCGGGCGACATCAAGCTCGGCGGCACCTACAGCGCCGGGGCCATCACCGGTGGCACGGCCCATGCGTCGCGCGGCATCACTTTCGACCTGGGTAACGACGTCAGGCAGATCGAGCTGCTGGGCGGCAACGCGGTCGACATCACCAACCGCGCGGTCACCGGCTCGATGCAGCTGGAGCTCGCCAGCGCGGCCGAAGTAGCCGCCCTGGCCGACATCAACTCGGCCGCCACGACCAGCCTGAGCTTCGAGCATGGCACGACCGCCGGCGGCAAGCTGCTGGTGTTCGCGCCCGTCATGCAGCGCATCAATCCTCGGCGCGTGGATTACGAGGGCCGTCCGCACATGAGCTTCGATCTGCGCTGCCTGCCGTCGGCCGGCAACGACGACCTGCGCATCGTGGCGCTGTAAGCGGAGAGGCCATGGCTATCAAGCTCACACTGGGCAACATCGTGCCCGTCCAGGTCAAGGGCGTAACGACCGCCGAATCCGGCGCCGCTGAACGGTTCGACTTCAAGCTGATCTGCCGCCGTCTCAACGAGCGCGAGATCGCGCAGGCCACGGAAGGCCGGACAGTCATCGAGTTCATGCAGCACGTCACCGAAGACTGGAAGGCCGTGCTCGATGCCGACGGCCAGGCGCTGCCGTACAGCCCCGAAACCCTGGAGCAGCTGCTGTTGCAGCCCGGGCTTGCGCTGCTGGCGTTCTCCGGCTACCTGCGTGATGTCGAGGCCCGCGAAAAAAACTGATTGAGCTGGCCCGGTTGCTTGCAGCCGGCCAGCTGCTCAACGCTGCACCACAGGACCATGACCCCATCCAGCCACGCTCCGATGACGAAGTGCATGCCGCGCTTGCTGCGTTTGGCCTGCATCTTGCCGCTCCTGTCGCCGATCGCCCTGATATGGTGTGGTTGTGGCCGGAAAACGAGCGCGTCTGGCAGCTGTGGCTGCAGGTGCAGACGCAGTGGCGCATCGGCTTCGACGGCAAGACCGGCCTCGACTATGCCGGGGTGCAAGCCTGCATGGCCCTGCGCGGCATCGCCCGGCGTGATCGCGCTGAACTTTTCCAGCAGATCCACGGCATGGAGCTGGCCGCGCTGGATGTCTGGCGTGCCGCACGCAATCGCGCGGAGAGCTGACTGATGGCGACCCCGGAAATCGGCATCCGCCTGACGCTGCAAGGCAACCAGCAGGTCGACGCTGGCCTGCAGCGGACGGCACGACAGCTCGACGCTTTCGGCATGAGTTCGGCGCAGACAGCCGCCGCGATGCGCACGCTGCCGGCGCAGATGACCGACATCGTCACCAGCCTGCAGGCCGGCCAGAATCCGCTGACCGTGCTGCTGCAGCAGGGCGGCCAGCTCAAGGACATGTTCGGCGGCATCGCGCCGGCCGCCAGGGCGCTCGGCGGCTACATCGTTGGGCTGATCAACCCCTACACGCTGGCTGCGGCTGCCGTGGCCACGCTGGGACTTGCCTACTACCAGGGCTCGGCCGAAGCCGACCGGTTCCGCAAAGCGCTGACCATGACCGGCAACCTCGCCGGAAGCTCGGCCGACCAGATGGCGGCGATGGCGCAGTCCATGCGCGAGGTCGGCATGACGGCAGGCCAGGCCGCCGAGATCATGGGGCAGTTTGCCGCCACCGGCCGGGTCGCCGCTGCCGATCTGCAGCAATTCACCGCCACCGCTGCGGCGATGGAAAAGCTCCTGGGTGTGCCGGTCGAGCAGACGGTCAAGGCTTTTGCCGAGCTGGGCAAGTCCCCAGTGGAAGCCGCCCGCAAGCTCAACGATGAGCAGCATTACCTGACCGCTGCCATCTACGAGCAGATTCAGGCGCTCGAGGCCGAAGGCCGCGCACTCGAAGCCGGCCAGCTTGCCCAGCGCAGCTACGACACCGCAATGCAGGAGCGGACCGAAAACATCCGGCAAAGCCTGGGCTCCCTCGAGCGCGCCTGGGGCGCCGTGGGCGGCTTTGCCAAGGCCGCCTGGGACAGGATGCTCGACATCGGCCGTGCGGACTCCCTGGAAGAAAAGCTCGCCGATGCGCAGGAGCGCCTGCAGAGGATGTCCGCGTTCGGTGCGCGCAACATGGCACCGATCACCGCCAGCAATCTGGCCGCCCAGCAGGCGCAGGTCGACACCCTGAAGGAAACGATCCGGCTGCGCGACCGCAGCGCCGCACAGCAGCGCTACCAGCGCGCCGCAGAGGACGCCGCCATCAAGGCGCTCGACGCCGTCGGCAAGCTGCAGGACAAGGGCCTGAGCAAGCAGGAGCAGCTGAACAAGGCACTCAAGGACTATCGCGCCAACCTCGACCGGATCCGCGCAGTCAATCCGGGCTCCAGCGCACTGGGCGCCGAGCAGATGGCTGCCGGCGAAGCCGCGCTGCGCGCGATGTACAAGGAATACGAAAAGGCCGGGGACGGCACGTATGACCGCCTGATCGCCCGCATCCAGGATTTTGCCGCTGCCCAGCGCGCCGAGCTGCAGGTCAGCAAGGAGCTGACTGCCGGCGAAAAGCTGGCAGTCGACGTCAAGGCCGAGCTGGAGCGCGCCGGCAGTAAGCTGAGCGCCCAGCAGAAGCAGCGCATCGAGATCGATTCGCAGGCAGCGCTCGCCCTGGAAAAGCAGGCGCTTGCCCAGCGCGCCGCCGCCAAGGCCGCTGAAGAGCACGCCCAGGCGCTGGAGCGCACCCAGGCGCGTGCCGATGGCCTGCGCCGCAGCATGGCCGATTCCGCCGCCTCCCAGGCCGAGCAGTACGACGACCGTCTGGGGGTGATCGGCCTCGGCAGCCAGGCCGCCGAGCGGCTGGCCAGCCGCATCAAGATCGAGCGCGAATATGCGCGCTACCAGCGGCAGCTGACCGAGGAGGCTGCCCGCAACAAGACCCTGGAGTCGGACGCCTACAAGAATGGCATGGCCGACATCGAGGCCAGCCTGCAGCGCGCGCTGGCCGCCAACGAGCGCTACTACGGCCGCGTGGATGAGCTGCGCAGCAACAGCATGCTGGGCCTCAGCCAGGCCGTGGCCGACTACTCGGACAACGCCGTCAACCTGTTTGCCCAGACCGAAACCCTGACCAGCAACGCGCTGCGCGGCATGGAAGATGCGCTGGTCAGGTTCGTGCAGACCGGCAAGCTGTCGTTCTCGGATCTGGCCAACAGCATCATCGCCGACCTTACCCGCATGATCGTGAAGCAAGCCATCTTCAACGCGATTGCCGGCTTCATGAGCGCGGCCGGCGGCTCGATGTATTCCCTGTCGTCCGGCGCCCCCGCAAGCGCCACCGGCCTGACCCTGGGCGGCGGCGAAGGTCTGACCCTGGGCGGCGGCACCGGCCTGAGCTACAGCGGTTTCCGCGCCGCGGGCGGCTCGGTGGCGGGCGGCGGGCTGTACCAGGTCGCCGAGCAGGGCCCCGAGCTGCTGCACACCGACGGCAAGACCTATCTGATGATGGGCAGCCAGGGCGGCAGCGTCGCGCCGGCCGCGGCGGGTGCCGGCGGCCCGAGGGTCAGCGTGGTGGTCAACAACTATGCCGGCAGCGACACCCGCGCCACCGCCTCCACCGGTACCGACGCCATGGGCGGCACCGTGATCGAGCTGATGGTCGAGAAGGTGGAGGCCGGGCTGATGAACCGCGTCAATCGCGGCACCGGCATGGCACCGCTGCTCGAACGGCGCTACGGCCTCAACCCGGCGATGGGAGCGATGCGCTGATGGCTACCTGGCCCGCCACACTGCCCGCCCCCGAGACCGACGGCTACACCATCGAGCCGCAGCAGGCTTTCATCCGCACCGACATGGACCAGGGCCCGGCCCGCCAGCGCCGCCGCTTCACGACTGCGCCGACCCACCATCAGGTCAAGTGGATCCTGACCGAAGCGCAGCTGGCAACGCTCGAATCGTGGTTTGACGGCTCGATCAACGGCGGTGCCAGCTGGTTCGCCATCTCGCTGCGCAACGGACAGGGCCTGCAGACCGTGGAGGCGCGCTTCATTGCTCCCTTTCAGGCCGCCAAGCTGCCCGGCCTGAGCTACGCCGTGACCGCCACCCTCGAAGTGCGCAACCGGCCGGTCTCGGCCTGGACGGAAGGCTGATCCATGCCTGACATTGCCCTCTCTCAAGCCCTGGCCGAAGCCTACGCCAGCGCCCCCAGCGACGAAGTGATCCTGCACACCCTGGAATTGCGCCACGCCAACTTCTTGCAGCCGCTGCGCGTGGTCAATGACCATGCCACGCTGGCCGCCACCCTGGAGGCCGATGCGCCCGCCAACCCCGGGGAACAGGTGGAGTTTGCGCCGTTCTCGTTCCGCTTCCGTCTGCCGGACGTACAGAGCACCGGCATGCCCGAGCTTGAAATCGAGATCGACAACGTCGGCGCGGAGATCATGGCCTACCTGGACCGGGCCGCCAACTCGGCCAGCCTGATCGAGCTGACCTACCGGCCCTATCTGGCCAGCGACACCAGCGCCCCCAGCATGGACCCACCGGTGCATCTGGTGCTGCACGACGTCGAGGCCGACGTGTTCGCCATCCGCGCCCGCGCCTCGTTCGGAGACTACGGCAATCGTCAGTTCCCCGGCCAGACCTATGACGGCCAGACCTTTCCCGGGCTGATCGCATGACGGCGCCGCACTGGGCATCGGACTACATCGGCCGGCCGTGGAGCGCTGCCGACCAGGACTGCTACGCCTTCGTGCGGACGGTGTTCCAGGACCGCTACGGCCTGACCATCCCGCCCGTACCGCTCGATGCTCGCCGCACGCTGGCCTGCGCCCACGCCATCGACGGCTATGACCTGTCGGACTGGCGCGACGTCGATCGCCCACGCGAGGGCGACGTGGTGCTGATGGGGCACGCGCGCCGGCCGCATCACGTCGGACTGTGGGTCGAGTGCGACGGCCTGCGCGTGCTGCACTCGGTCAGCGGCGCCGGCGTGATCGCACAGACCGCGACCGCAGCCCGGCTGCAGGGCTGGAACCTGTTGCGCACGTACCGCCACCAGCGCCTGCAGGAGATCGCGCCATGAAGGCCACGGTGATCACCTGCCGCGACCCTTTCCGCCCGCAGCAAGCGCGCGAGATCGTGGCGCTGCGCCGCCGCCACCGGCTCCGAGCCCTGGCGCCGCGCACCCGTCAGCCGCATATCTGCCTGCTCAATGGCCGGCCGGTGCTGCGCGCCGAGTGGGGCCGGCGCGTGAGCGATGGCGATGTGGTGGTGTGGATGGTGCTGCCCCAGGGCGGTGACGGCGGATCAGACCCGGTTCGCATCCTGCTGCAGCTGGCCGTGCTGTATGTGGCGATCCAGTTCGGTGGCGTGATCGGCGGCGCCATCGGCTTTACCGGCACCACAGCCACCGCGATGGGGGCCGCGCTGATCGCCACCGCCGGCAATGTGTTGATCAACGCCCTGGTTCCGCCGCCGCGCATGGATCTGTCGAGCTGGGGGAGCGCGCCTTCGGCCAGCCCGACCTACAGCCTGTCGGCCAGCGGCAACCAGGCCCGGATGGGCGGCGCCATCCCGGTCATCTACGGCCGGCACCTGATTTACCCGGACTTCGCCGCGCAGCCTTACATAGAATACGGCGGCAACGAACAGTACCTGTATCAGCTGCATGTGATCGGCCAGGGGCACCACGACATCGAGGCGATCCGCATCGAGGACACGCCGATCTCGAATTTCCAGGAGATCGAGCACCAGATCATCCAGCCCGGCGAGGCCGTCACGTTGTTCCCGACCCAGGTCACGACCTCGATCGAAGTCAGCGGGCAGGAGCTGACCTGGAACACCACGCTCAGCCCTGCAGCCGGCGACGTGCTGGGGCCCTTCGTGGCCAACGCCAGCGGCACCACGACCAACGTGATCGGCATCGACATCATCGCGCCGCGCGGTCTGTATTACGCCGAGGACAACGGCAGCCTGTCTGCCCGAGCTGCGAGCTGGACGGTCGAGGCGCGCGCGATCGACACCGACGGCAATCCGACGGGCGCGTGGGCGGCGCTGGGCACCGAAACCCTGAGTGCCGCCACCACCACGCCGCAGCGCGTGAGCTACCGCTACAGCGTCACCCCCGGCCGCTACGAGGTGCGCGCCTGGCGCACGAACGCCAAGCTCACCGGCACACGCGAGGCTAACGAGATCGCCTGGGGCTCGCTGCGCGCCTACCTGGTGGGCAGCAACAGCCACCCGGGTCTGACCCTGCTGGCCCTGCGCATGCGCGCCTCAAACAACCTGAGCCAGCTCGCCTCGCGCAAGATCAACGTCATCGCCACGCACAAGCTGCCGATCTGGAACGGCAGCGCCTGGAGCGCACCGACCGCCACCGCCAATCCAGCTTGGGCGCTGGCCGACATTGCGCGCGCCAGCTACGGCGCCGGCCTGCCCGACAGCCGCATCGACCTCGACGGCCTGCAGACGCTGGCCAGCGAATGGGCTGCCCGCGGCGACGAGTGCAACATCGTCTTCGACACCACGACCACGATCTGGCAAGCACTGCAGACCGTGGCGCGCACCGGCCGCGCCTTTCCCTTCCTGCAAGGCGGCCTGCTGCGCATTTACCGCGATCGCCCCCAGGCGCTGCCTGCCGGCATGTTCACGCCGCGCAACATGGTGCGCAACAGCTACAAGCTGACGTACAAGATGCCCAGCGAAGAGCAGGCCGACGCGGTGGAGGTCGAGTACTTCGATCGCCTCAGCTGGTCGTGGAAAACCGTCAGCGCCGCACTGCCCGACTCGCAGGCCCTGCAGCCAGCCAAGCTCAAGCTGCCCGGCGTGACCAGCCGCGCGCAAGCCTGGCGCGAGGGGATCTACATGGCCGCCTGCAACCGGTACCGGCGCCGGTTCGTGTCGTTCAGCACCGAGATGGACGGCTTCATCCCCGCCCTGGGTGATGTCGTGACCGTGACTCACGACTTGCCGCAATGGGGGCAGTCCAGCGAGATCGCCGCGTTCGATGCCGGCGAACTGCCTGCCGTCGTAACGCTGACCGATGCGGTGACGTTCGGTGCCGGCGCGCATTACCTGACCTGGCGCGCGCGCGACGGCCGCCCGGTGGGGCCTTTTCTGGCGGCGCCAGGCGCCGCCGCCACGCAGGTGATCCTGCAGGACTGGAGCTGGACAGACGCCTATCCGGACACCGGCGCCGGCCGCGAGCGCGCCCTGGCCGCGTTCGGACCGGCCCAGGCGCAGTACGTGACCGCCAAGGTGCTGAGCATCACGCCGCGCAGCGCATCCAGCGTAGATCTGGCGCTGGTGGTCGATTCCGACGCCGTCTATCAGGCCGAGACCGGCGTCGTTCCGGGCGCCAACGCCTGGCAGCTGCCGCTGGTCGACACCGCGCCACCGGTGCGCGGGCTGCTGGCGCGTTCGATGCCTGATGACGTCAGCCGCATGATCATCAGCTGGGCCCCCGCGCCGGGCGCCGATCGCTACCTGGTGGAAGTCTCCGCCGACGGCAGCAGCTGGACCCGCGTTGGGGAGACGACCGCCAACAACTACATCGGCCCGGCCCTGTACGGCGCCGCCACGCTGGTCCGCGTCGCCGCCGTCGGCATCACGCGCGGCCCCTGGACCCTGATCTATTACGGCTCGTCCGCCGGCTACATGTGGAACGCCAGCGCAGCCACGCCAATGTGGACCCTGAACAGCAACGATATGTGGAGCGCATGACGAAATGACCGCCATTCCCGCCAAGGCCGACTTTACCGACCCATCGGTCACCGAAGGTGAGTTCAAGAACGCGCTCGAGGCGCTGCACGACTACCTGACCGGCCTGCTGGGCGTCGCCGGCACCGCCCCCGCCGCCCAGGCCGCGCTGGGCGCACTGCTGGGTGCCGGCATCGCCACCCGCTCCGCCGATTACACCGTGCTGGCCGCCGACCGCGGCCGCGTCATCGACTGCACGGGAACCATCACGCTGTCGCTGACATCCGCCGCCACGCTGGGTGCCGGGTTTGCGATCGCAGTGGCGAACTCGGGGACGGGCTCGATCACGATTGACCCGGCCGCATCGGAAACGATCGGCGATGGGGCGACCTACGTCATTGGGCCGGCCGAGTCTGCCTTGCTGGTCTCGACCGGCACCGGCTGGCTCGTTTTTGGCAATCGAGTCAGCTCGGACGGCCGCGGCGCCACCGGGACGTGGTCCATCTCAATTTCCGGCAACGCTGCCACGGCCACCACCGCTGCGGCTGTCGGCGGAGTCAGCAACCCGGTGCGCGCCGATGCTTACGGCACGATCGGGGAGTATCGCGCAATCGAGCAACGCGCCGGGGTGACATTGACAGTTGGCGCTACGTATGCCGGCAGCAATGTCGGCGCAGGCTCGGGGACCTGGCGATGCGCGGGAAAAACGGGAACAGAAACAAGAGGCGCCGGGGAGTACAGCGAAACGTTCAGAACCTATCTGCTGCAAAGAATTGCATGAGCATTTTTGCGTATAGCGACCAGGTCCAATCATGAAAACACTCCCCCCCTTCAAGCGCGGCGACACCTTCCAGCTCGGATGCCTGGCCAGGGATGCCGACGGCCAGCCCGAAGACCTGACGGGCGTCACGCTGCGCGCCCAGGTCCGGCTGGCAAGCTCCGGCGACCTGGTGGCCGAGCTGCAGATCGGCCTGGCCGACCAAACGACCGCGCCCGGGCAGTTCGCGATCAGCGCCCTCGACACCGCGGCCTGGCCGATCGGGGCGCTGCTGATCGACATCGAGCAGCGCACAGGGCAGGCCATCGTATCGAGCGAAACGCTGCGCCTGCCGGTGCTGGAGGACGTCACCCATGATTGAAATCACCCTGCTGTACGCTCAAGATCGGCCCGTCATCGAGCTGCTTGCGTCCGAATCCGGCGGCGCCCTCGCCGCACGCGCCGCCGCGCAGGAGGCGCGCGACGCCGCCGCGATCGCGCAGCAGAACAGTGCGCAGACCGCGCTCGACGCTGAAGCCACCGCCGCCGATCGCATCGCCACCGCGGCCGATGCGCAGATCGCCACGCAGCAAGCCGCCACCGCGACCGAGCAGGCCAACATCGCCGTGCAGGCCGCGCTGGACGCGATCGCCAGCGAACAGGCCGCCGCGGACTCTGCCGGCCAGGCCGCCCAGGCCCGCGCACAGACCGCCCTGGACGCCCTGGCCACGGCCGAAGACCGCGCGCAGACGAGCGCAGACCGAGCACAGACCGGACTGAACGCCATCGCCGCTGCTGCTGATCGCGTGCAGACTGGGCTGGATCGGGTCGCCACCGCAGCCGATCGCGTACAGACGGGCGCCGATGTAGTGCTCACTGGCCTCGATGCGGACGCTACCGCAGCAGACCGGGTCGCTACTGGCAAGGACAAAGCAGCAACCGCAGCCGATCGCGTGCAGACCGGACTGGATCGCACGGCGACTGCGGCCGATCGCGCACAGACCGGACTGGACCGCACGCAGACCGGGCTTGATAGAACACAGACCGGCCTGGACCGTGCCGCAACGGCCGCTGACCGCACGCAAACGGGCCTTGATCGCGTGGCAACAGGTGCCGACAGAACCCAGACCGGGCTTGATCGGTCCGCCGTCGAGGGTATTTACGAGCAGTTCGATGACCGCTATCTCGGCCCCAAAGCGGCAGAGCCAACGACGGACAACGACGGACAGCCGCTGATCACGGGGGCGTTGTACTACAACACCGCGTCGCTCGAGATGCGCGTGTTCAACGGCGCCGTCTGGGAGACGGCCTACGTGCCTTCCAGCGGGGTCATGCCGCTGATCTTTGCGCCTTCTCAGGTTCAAACCGACAGTACGATTTCCGCCGGAAACCTGGTGCTGACGCCCGGCACGCTCGACATCCCGAGCGGCGTGACGATTACTGTCGAAGCCGATGCGCAGTGGATCATCACTGGCGCTGGGCGCGCTTTGCTCCAGTACGACAGCGCTTCGGGCGGATGGTCCAGCGTGGCCGGTCCGGCCGGTGAAATCGTGGGGGCGTCCGACCCCCAGGCCTTGACTAACAAGACGCTCGAAGAGCCCGTCATCAACGCCCCGACGATCAACGGTGGGCGGATCTTCAATAGCGAAATCGTGCTGCAGGCCGCCGTCTGGCACAGCAATACCGTCGAAGGCGTGGCCGTCATCCCCGAAGGCTGCAATGCGGTATCCATCCCGCCGATTTCGATCCCGTCCGGTGCGGCCGTGCATGTCGGCACGGGTTCGACCTGGGCGTTTTTGTCGCTCTAAGGAGGAGCATCATGGAAAAGTTTGTCATCAACTCCCGGTCCGATCTGGACGCCATCGTCGGAACTTCGCAGCACGCGGAGTTCATGCGCTTTCTGAAAGGCAGCATGACGCGCAAACAGAACGTGCAGGTCTATCCGGAAGGATACGGCGCCGCCGAGTACGAAGGCCCGATCCTCGATCCGGTCTGGGGGGACGTGGAAGACCTCTCCACCATCACCGCGTTCGGCTTTACGCCGGCTGACTTCGAGGGCATCTGACCATGGCGACCTACGGCGCGGTACGCGCGAACACCATCTCTGCGCAGGGCAGCTTTGCCAAGTCCAACCCCTCGATCGTGGCCTTTGCCAAGACGGCCGCGTTTTCGGCCAAGCTGGCCGTCGATCTGTCGCTCGAGATCAACGACGAGGCATACACCTTCGCGGCGGATACCGTGATTGCAATGCCCGAGACTCCGGTCACGGGCACCGACTACGCGATCTGGGCGAAGACCGACAACACCCTGCAGGCGACCGACAACCACACCACGCCGCCCACGACCGGCGCACGCAAGATCGGCGGTTTCCATTACGCGCCGGGCAGCAATGCGTCCGCCCAGGCCGGTGGCGACACCACCCCCCAGATCAACGAGTTCAGCTTCTGGGACCTGCATTTCCGCCCCGCCTGCCTCGATCCTCGCGGCATGACCCTGGTTGCGGGTGGCTTTTGGGTCGATATCTACCTCACGGGCGTGGATGCGATTACCAATGGCTCGTCGAAGTACAACGTGACGATGGCCGACGACTCCTCTCCGCCGAAGGTGCCGCCGATGTTTGGCGGCAACGGCTCGACCACCTACGGCAGCTACACGTGGTTCGAAGCGCAGGAGCTGGCCACGGCATTCGGCAAGCGCTCCATGACGCAACAAGAGTTCATGGCGGCAATGTTCGGCACCACCGAGGCAAGCTCGATTGGCACCGATCAGGTGAGCACCATCCTGAATGCCGCTTACACCTCGAAGTGGGGCGTCGTGCAGGCCACTGGCGTGCTGTGGGTCTGGGGGGTTCAGCGTGGCGGACCGAACGCGGCCGCGAGTTGGAACGCTAACACCGAGGGCCGTGGCTCCGAGTACAACGCCCCGAATGCGGCGCTCCTTGGCGGCGCCTGGCACAACGGCGCGTACTCCGGTTCGCGCTGCTCGTACTGGGGCGACGCTGCCTCGCTCTCGAGCAACCTCATCGGGTCGCGCTTCGCCTGTGACCACCTGCAACTTGGCTAAGGCGGCGAAAGCCGCCGTCAGTAGAAAGGAGCAGACATGGCTCGCAAATTAAATGCAAACGCGCTTACCCATGCCAAGGGCTTCCGCAAGGCGGTGCCCGGCGCGGTGGCGTTTTCCAAGGCCGGGGCCTTTGCGGTCTCCACCGCCACCCGCATCACCGTCGAGGTCAATGGTGCGGCCGTGGATATCCCGGCGCTCACCGCCGTGACGATGCCCGGCTCGCCGGTCACGGGCACCGACTACGCGATCTGGGTCAAACCGAGCGGGACGCTGGAGGCCACAGCCAACCATACGACCCCGCCAGTCACGGGCGCGCGCAAGATCGGCGGCTTTCACTACGCCCCTGGCGGCAACGCAGGCGGCACGACGGGTGGCGACACC